TGGAGCATTTACTACGCGTGTTGAATTGATTATATCATCAGTCCACAGCGCACCTTCATTATCATCACCAAACTCACCTCTAAGGAATCGTTTCTTTTTACGTTCAGGAAGCGCATTAAGCAACTCCAAATAATCCGCGCTAATATTTTCAACGTTATCAGCCGGATTCATCTTTAAAGCTCCATACTGGTCAACGTATGAAAGTGATATGTTTGTTTCAGGCTCAATATTTTCAACGAAAATTTTATACAGCCAGTTCTTGCGGCTCGGCGGGTTACAGTCGATAAAAAGTAAGTTCTTTGCTCCTTCTAACTTTTGCGCCAGACGGGTGAGCAATGTGGTATAGGCCTCATAGCTTATTTGTGAAGCCTCATTGACAAATATGGTAAGAAACTCCATGCCCAAAATCTTTTCGCTTCTATCCTTGTCATCAAGTCCGCCAATCCATATTTCGCTGCCGTTAGGCAACGTAATGAAGTAATCCTGATTGTTCCAGCTAACTTTAAGTAGCGGGAAACATACCTTTAGCACTTTTTTAAGCGTATCAAGCCATATAGAGTTTTTAACGTGGTTAAATCTAAACCTACAAACCAAATGCCTGCTTCCTGGGAACTTGCAGGCTATGATGATCATTGCGTAAATTATAATGAAAGACTTGCCTGATCTGCTACCTCCATACAGCAAAAACTTTGATTTACCGCTCGTGAATAAATCAATTGCTCTTTTTTGTATTGTTGTTTTTGAGAAACTCATTCACCGAGTTTTGAGTCTTTGTCGTCGATGTTGATTTGGATAACAGTTTTTGATTGATCGTTATCCTTTTCAAATAGCCCATGTATGCGGGCCATTTTTTCCTGTGCTGAATCAGCCGGGTACATTTCAACTTGCACACCATCTTTAGTATGTTTAAACGATTTGATTTTGCCATGCTGCTTATCTTTAGCAATAGCATGTAAATCAAGTTCTATTTCATCAACCAATTCAGGATCGCCATCTACTATTCGATATGCATTTGGGTTCTTTTGCAACTCAATATCAAAGCGAACTATTTCGAGTTCTTTATGGCGAATAATGCCATCAGACCTTTCTTTTTCTTCTTTGGTTAAATCTGGTGCCAACTGTAAAAATTCCTGTTCAATTTCGATTTCGTATTGCAACTGATCAATTATTTCTTGTAGCCCTTTTTTAACTTGTTGTATTTTAAGTTTTTGAACAGGGTTCATATAATCGCTTATATTACCCTGTGCAGTGTCGCTAATAAGTTTTAAAGTTTCTTTAGCACTGATTGTACGCTCGTCAAGCAATGATTCAATGTATGCCTTAACGTGTGGTTTATTATAAACTTCATAACCATACTGTTTAGCAGTTGCAGGGCTATAACCAGCTGCGATAGCTGCTAAATCCTTCCTTAAACTAATAACATAGTTTTCAGCAAATGCTCTTTCAGTATCTAATAATTCTTGCATTAAGTAAAGTTAAGTAAAGTTTATTTGACTTTCCCCACAATTCAAAGCAGGAAAGGGTATTTTTATTTTTTCAAATGTAAAGATAAGAAATGTTTGTCAATATCTTGCTTAGCCTGATCGAGTGTATTTATTTCGATGAATACCCCGCCCTGCTTTGTATTGGCGGTGATGAACCTTTGTTGTGCCTCGCTTAATGAATCGCCTGGTAACTTAACGTCAAGCATCAATAAACACCCAGAGAAATAACAAACCAAATCTGTGACACCAGGTAATACACCAATGTATTTACGTTTTGCAAGTTTGGTCACAAAGTTTTTTTTAGCTAATTCAAATATTCCTAACAACCATTGCGGGACTTGCTTCTTGGTTATTCGATTAACTTCGGCCTGTACAAAAGTATCCGGCACAAATTCGTTCGGTGTGTGCCAGCAACACCCACGCGTTTCGGGATATTTGTTATAAATGTAGTTGAAAACCTCTTGCTGGAGGCGGTCATGGGTGTAGTTATTAGTCTGATTCATGAAAAAATTACAAAGTTTTATAAAAAATTACAAAGTTTGGTCTGAAAATTACAAACTTATTACAAAGTTCAAATGTCAAAAAGTGGCTTGTAGTATGTTTAAAAGCACTTTTTTGGTTAAAATTACAAACATTACAAATATTTAATATATACGCACGTGTAAAAGCACATTTTATAAATATATAAGAGAAAAGTTTGTAATTTTTGTAATAATCGTCTTAATTGTTTGATAATCATATGTTTAAGTAAAAAATGTTTGTAATAAGTTTGTAATTAATGGGTATAAGTTTGTAATTGACTTTGTAACTTTGTAATTTTTTACTTTACAAACTTATAGTGCCTAACAGAATTATATACATAATCCTCTACTTTATAGCCTTTGTTATCGGCATAATATATTACCCATTTACTAAATAACTGCTTGGTAAAGTACTTGTGTCCAGCATATTCATCAAACTGCTCAATAAATCGCCTGTATAGTTCTGCTCGAGCTGTAGTTCCAAAGTCAAAATCAGCCATGAATTTTAAAAAATCTATATTTGTTTCTGCAATTAGTTTCTTTTCAGGCAGGTTTACCATAACTTGTTCTATCAGCCCTTTTCGCAAATAATACTGGCAGCATTCAGTTATGAAGTTGTCGAATGCCTGCCATTCATACGATGACCATTCAATGAACATCATCTTTTTAAATTCATCGAGAGGCGTTCTTGATTTGTTATAATACTGGCTTATTTCAAGCTCGAACCGGCGGCGCTCATGGCTATTACCAGCGCCTTTTATTGCGTAATTAGTAGTGATAACAATTTTGGGGCTATCATGAAAGTTATAGTGTATCATATCAAGCCCTTTCTTTTCTACGCTGATTCCGTCAGTTAGCACACTAAATAACCGCTCGAAATCAAAAGACTTATTAACGTCCTGGAATGATAGTAGCTTGGTATCGCTGTTTACAGATTGATATACGAAGTTTTTATCAAAACTAAATGTTTTCCCCTCTATAGTAACTGTTGTAAGAAATTGTTCAATAGCCTTTATCAATAACCCCTTCCCGGTTCCTCCTTCAGGATGATCACTGATAACCTCGTCATTAAGTATTATAGCCGGGCAATAACCTGGATTTTTAAAATTATGAATAAGGAATCCAATAACGCTGCATATAGAAAAAAAACGTTTATCATCCCTATTGCTTATGTTGAATATAAAGTGTTTAAAATCGCTATGCATTTGAGGCCCATATTCCAAATTGAAATCACGTTTTAATATTTGGCTTTCCCATATGTAACCGTCAAGTTCAGTATAATCATGAGTTGTAATTTTATTGTGAGTTATTTTAACAATGCAGTTTTGAAAATATATTTGCATTGCATCTTTTTTATCTTTTCTAAAAACAACCTGTTTGGCTGGTAGGGTTTCTAAAAATTCGTCATTGACTGCTTTCCCGATATCCCTCAATGCAAACTGATGAATATACATTGGGCAAGCTTCAACGTTTGTAAGAAATTCAAGTATTTCATCCTTGAGTTCTTTTTTACCGACTTGCTTAACAATGTTATCAATAATCCTGATAGGGAACCATTTATCAATACTTGTTCTGTAGATGAAATACCCCCTGGTAGTGAAGAATGCCGTGAGTGAAACAAAATCCCATTCATGACCACCTCTATCTTTTGGTTTATATAATGTAAAAAAAGGGAACTCTTTTTCCGATGCAATGTGTGCTATAGATAAGTTACTCATAATTTAAAATTTTAGTGTTGCGAACTTATCTGTTTTACGATATGCAGATTTTAATATAACTTCAATTTCATGTAGTTTGAAATCTTCAGTTTGGAATTTAGATACTATTGAAAATGCATAATCCTTACTTATCCCGTAGTCATTGAATGCCGCGCATAATTTAAAAACATTATTGTTTCTGGCTCCGCTATGCAAACCGAATTTTCGGTGCCACCATTTTAAAAGGTTATTGGCCGTTTTTTCTTCATCGAGATTTGAAATATTATATGTACAATTAACTGGCTGATATTCTTTTTCTTTTTCCCAAACTGCTGAATTTTGATTTATTGTTAAATAAGGATCGTAGCTTTCAAAACATATCCTGCAAACATCGCTACAAGCTATGTCGAAATATTGACAATTGTAGTAATCTTTTAGTGCATCAAAATATTTTTTATGCGATTGATGATTGGCAGGGATCTTTATAATACATTTCAATCCGTACCCTGAAGGAGACAAAAATACAGAATATGTGTATTCATCACCTTCAAGGGTATCTTTCCATATAAGTAATGTTTCGCTATCTGGAAACTTATCAAAATCTATACAAATAAACCCAGAATGCTTTTGGAGTGACTTAGCGTTTCTATATGAAAATTCACCGCTAAACAATATACAAGGTAGTTGCTTTTTAAGTTCCGAATTACCTGTAATTCTAATTTTGTTAACCAGTTCTTGACTTGCGCCTGTTTTTATTCTATTTAAAACATGGTTAATGTGCCTGTAATAAGGCTTGTCCGAATCAGAAAAGTTCGGAAATATTGTTATTGTTGACATAAAAAAATAAAAAGGCCGTCTGTGTAGAGAGTTTACAGAACGGCCTAATTAAGTTATTTATAAATCCTAAACCTGTTACAAAGATACGCTCTCTACTTCGTTCATGCAACAATGTGTGCTATGCAATAATAAGAGTACAATATACGAATTATTTTAAAATAAAATCAGTATAAAACAAAGGTTCTTTAATTTTATCGAGCATAGATGATTGAACGTTGTACCATTTTTCAGAGTACCCCATTTGCTGGCCAAACTCTTTTAGAAAGTTGGTTTGGGCTTGCTCTGATTTTTCTTTTTGCCTTTTAGATTTAGCCACGCGAATAGCAAATTGTAATTTCTGCTTTAGCTTAGCATAAACTGAAAGCTCTGCCGGTGATAAAGAAGATATCCTGCGACCGACCAACGCTTCATACTTTTCAGTAATATCAAGCAACACACCTACCTTTAATTCAAGTTCGTTTTCTGGCTGTTCATATTGGCAGTATTCACAAATACGAGCCATAAGCGAAATTATAGCCCCGCAGTTATCGCACTCTTTAACTGAATACACATCTAATTTATCCGAAGCTTGCTTGGTCGGTTCTTGATTCCACAGGCTCATCCAATCTCTATCATAATAATACAAGCCATGTCGTTTCCAGTTATTGCCGTAATCGTAAACCTTAAAACGCATTGATGGCTTTTTTCTGTTGGCTCGGAATAGGCTTTGCATATAAAGTATAAAACTGCCAAATGCCCTGTATAGCATTAATAAATCTACTTCTGGAAAATCAAAACCAGTGGTGTAGCTGCTAACTGAAACAAGAATATCACAGCCAGATTTGAGATCGCGGAACTTTTCAATTTCTTTTTCTTCGGTCGTATTAATTGATTTTAGCAGTTTTGTATTGCTATGCCCTATCGCACAATTAAAACCTGCTGCTTTTAATTCTTCATAAGTTTTGTGTGCATTTTTAATAGAAGCGCAAAACACCATACATTTAGTATATTTTGCTGCTTCACTTCGCAAGTCGTCTGATAATCCGGCATATATTCCAGGCTTTTCAAACCAGTTTTCTTGGCTGCTATTCGTGTATTCACCTTCGCTATTTTTAGTTAAATAGCTTTCAAGTTCTTTTGGGCCTCGTGAAATGTGAGTGTAAGTGCATAACCAATTGTTTTGAATAAACCAATCAATTTGTTCACCGGGTATGCAGGCCTTATAATATTTTGGCAAATGCTTAGCCCATTTAAAATGGGGGGTTGCGGTAAATCCGGCTGTTTTTCTATTGGTTAACTTATCAAGAATTATATTGAATATCCCTGAATGGCATTCGTCAACTAAAACAATGACCTCCTTTTCGAGCGATTGGAATTGATCTAACAAATAAAGCCGTGATATTAAGGTTTGCGCCATTGCAACATAAACCTTGCCCAATTCAATAATTAAATTATCTGGCGTATCTGGGTTAATGCCAATTGCTTTAGCCTCTTTAATATTTTGTTTATAAATATTTATTCTATCTGTTAAGATTAATACACATTGGCCTTTATTGGCTGCGCCCCATGCAATACTAACAAATTGTTTTGTTTTACCAGTCCCGCCAGGTGCCTGTACTATTACGTGTTTATGATCACGCATCCCAATTGCAGCTGCTTTGTTATGATTAACCTGGTAATCTCGTAATGTGAAGTCTAATTGCATATCAATCCCTCCATTCCCGCATCTTATGCCAAACGGCTGCTTCTGTCCTACCTAAAACTTTTCCTATTTCAGCGGCTTTCATTTTTGCCATGTTTTCTTTTAGAAATTGAAAGTCATGCTTTGACCATGATGAAACTTTTATCGGTTGTCTTTGCATCGGCACCAGTGGCCATTCCTTTTCAATATCATGAATAACCCTCTGTCTGCCTCCGTAAGCCTCGATACGGATAAGTAGAGTGTTGAGCAGATCCCAGGCGCTTGCCTTGATCGTTTGCCCTGCTGTTTCGTCTAAATGATTGGTCATAGTTCCATTAATAATTGCGCCTTACCCAACTCTGCATTTTTGCAGTTCCGTTCAGCTAAATTAAAGTAAGATGTTTTTAATTCTCCGCCTACAGCTTTACGTCCCATTTTTATAGCTTGATAAGCCTCGCTACCGATACCTAAAAATG